AAATCTTCTAATCAGTTTTTAGGTACTGTAGCCGGTGTTCCTACTTGGAAAGATATAGGTGCAAGTGGTTCGATAGTAGGTGTTGCTCCAATCACAGAGTTCGCTGGTGCGGGAAATGAAAGTAAAATTGCTATTAATTTCTCGGCAGTCAAGGGTGAGATTCCTGCTGGAAATGGTACAGCGACACAAGGAGCATTAGTTCCGCCACCAGCGCACGACGGGTATGTTCTTAAAGCAGACGCAGGTGAACCAACAGGACTTATTTGGTCTGCTGTGAGCGAGACAATTACAGCACAAACACCCCTATTGGTAGAAGAACCACAAGCAGGAGACCCTACAATTTCAATCGCATTTACAGCAGTCAAGGGTGAGATTCCAGCAGGGACAGGAGCATCATCAATAGGAGCATTAGTCCCTGCACCTCCTACGGACGGATATGTTCTTACAGCAACTTCAGCAGAACCAACAGGATTGAAGTGGTTGCCGGGTGGATCGCCTTCAGCACAAACCAATTTCTTTCCGCTTACATATCCTCCAGCGCCCGGTACGCCGTTTGTTGCTTCTGGTTTTGATGTTATTCTCCCGCCACCAAACACAATAGGCACATTCACACAGAACGAGCAGATTACAATTATGAATTATGAACCTACATCAAATCCATCAGGCAATAGTTTCGCAATCGCTCAATCCAACTTCGAGGATATGACTGCTTTTTGGACTGGAAAAAATACTGGTGGTTTTGAGAACTTTGCATATTTTACCACAGGGACGAATGGTGCGCCAGTTGAAGATGTTATTGATTTGTATACCTGCCCTCTACCTTTAAGCGGTCAATCAGTCGCAACCCCTATTGCGTCTTTACAAGTAGCACCAAATCAACTTTGTCGCTGTAATGGTATAATTAGAACAACACAATATCTCTATATTTATGGTAATTTTACAACTGTAGTTGTTCTACCCTCCACAACTATCACAGATGTAGGAGGCATTATTAGGTATAATATGACGACAGGTGTGTTTTCGAAGTGCGGAGGTGCAGTTGGTGGTATATCTACTACTATTGCTGGTGTTAATCCTCCCGATATTTTTTGTGCTACACTTTGCCCTACTGTTGATGGACTTTTCGGCAACTACGCCTCGCACCCAAGAACTATGGTTCTCGGTGGAACATTCAATATTGTCGCCAGTAATTCTTTATCAATCCCTTATATCTGCTTCTATGATGAACCCAGCGATACATTTTCGATCTTGGGTGATGGTGTAGGTGATGGTATAACCGCACCAGCACAAACAACAGTCCAAACAATTCAACTGAAATATGGTATTACCTCTTTGCTATATAATCCAGCGAACAACGCATTATGGGTTGCTTTCAATAATCAAACTTTCACTTGGACGACAGACGGAGGCAGTCAAACCTTCGCACAAGATAATTGTGTAGGTGGGTTTATTTGGAAAGGTGGTGGTGGATATTCACTCGGTATAGATATTGGAACAGCAGGACAAATTACTAATCCACAGAATCTTTATTTTGCGAATGGTATAGTTAGGTCGGTTGCAACTGGAGCATACTGGTTGTGTATTGGTTTTACTGATACTGTGGGTCAACCAGGCGGATTTAATTGCTGGTGGAAAGATTTGGGAACACCTAATACTAACCCGCTTATTGCCCCGAATGATACTACAACACCTCCACCACTTCAAGTAGGGTCAGGTGGAGCAGATATACCAAACTCACTTCAGTATACTTATGGAGGGCGAACAGACGGGTCTTCTTATGTAGCATTTATGAACTTTCAAATCGACCCGCAACCAAACGGTACAAGCACTTTAATATGGGACGATTTTGCAGGTGTGGGACAGGATACAGTAGCGCAGGTTAAGGGAACACCTGAAACTGCGAGTTTTGGTGGTTGCTTTGCCTTTCAATATCTACGCCCTGTAGGACAAACTGGTAGTTGGACTTTCACAGCAACCAGCGAGAACTTTTGTGGTCTCAACACCTCACTTTTACCTGCTTATTGTTTAGTGTTTAATGTTGAAAGTCCTACTTTTTTTATTCAAAAAGATTTAGAAGACCAAAATGTAGGTGTCTTACTTTTTGCCGGAAATGGCGTTCAATATATAATACCAGGTCAACCTACAGGAATAGCATTTTCGGTCAACTTCAAACAACAATATACATCTCTTCAATTGGTGGTGGATAAAGTGGCGGATATTTATAGGGTTATTAATCTATATGGAGATTTAGAGTTCTCAAAACAATAAGCGACAATTTAGCAAAAATATTATCTGTGCATTAATTATAAACGAAAATAAAATGTCGATTTCTTCTCTTGCTTCTTACAACGACGGCGCAGGTTCATATCCTATCGTTATTCAGCAGGGCGTGATCACTAAGGTCGCCAATACTCCCCTCGTTGTACCGTGCACCGGTATTCTTGCAACTGATGATGTTCTTCTCACTTGTCTAACCAGAACCGCTTCTACCGCCAACGTTGGTGGTGTTGAAATCATCACTATTCAGGCAGGAGTATCTTTTACTGCGACCTCTGCTGATGCTGTGTTTGCGGGTTCTTATGCATACCAAGTCCAGCGTTCCTCTGCTCGAACAGTTAACGCTCCTTAAACCTTTAGCAGTCCTGTAGGGAATGTAGGGTTGAGGGTGTTTTTTATCGAATATTTCAATCGTCGTTTTCAATCCATACTTTTTTAGAGAGTCCAGAAAAGTATAGATTTGACCCCAAACCCTACATACCCTACATACCCTACATTCCCATACAGTCCATTAGATTATTACCATCATAAAATGGATTATTACACGAATAATATAGAAATACGGTAAAAATCTAACCATTTTACATTATAATATGTAAAAATAATATTATTTTTACTGTAATAACCTATTTTGAGTAGATTTTTACGACCTTTTTTAGATTATTACACGAAATCGAGCGAAAAAGGATTATTACAAGGATTATTTAGGCAAATATGCAACTTTTTTATATAAACATATGGTATAGGCAATATGACTCAACCAACGCAGATATATTACGATCTCAGCGTCGTTAACAACGTACAAACATCACAGACACAATCTCAAACATCACAGCAAAACCGTCTGACGTTTACTGAGGTTAGGAGCAGTCCGATCCTTGATAATCCCTCGGACTACTTTCTCTCGATTGTTCGATTTAGTTTAGACACACAGGGTGGTATGCCCCTCTTCATTCCACAGATAGATTTAGTGCAACCTATACCTCAACCAAACGAAACTGTGTACTTTGTGAGTATTGAGTATAATAATGCATCACTACCAGCAGAACGGTTGATTTCAAAGAAAAGAGTCCTTTATGTACCACAGTCAAATATTTATTCCGCTCCCAATACTCTTAACCTTGAAAGTATAACATCACCGTACTATTGGTTGAACACTTTTCAGGCGTTTATCTGTATGGTAAATGAGGCATTAGAAGATGCATATAATGATGTTCTTGCTCAGGCAACATTAGCAGGTATTACTCTTCCTGCTAATTGGACAACCGCTCCTCTTCCTATCCCATATCTTTTGTGGGACAATCAGCGCTCTATTGCTACTTTAGTTGCACAAACGCCAATATTCGAAGGAGATTGTTTAGGAGGAAATACTCCGGTTGTTGGAGGTGCTACCGGATTCATATACTTTAACTCCCCTCTCTATCAACTCTTTAGTTCATTTCAGGCGTTTCATAATTATACCTATTTGCCCAATCCTCCAACGAATAATGACGGAGAGGCGAATTATATGATTAACGTGTACAACAAAAAAGGAGGAGCAAGAAACAATTTTTACGCCGTCGACGCAAGTGGTGGTATATTATACCCTTCCTTGTTTATGGAACAAACATACTCGACCGGTGCAACCCTTTCCCCGATTCAATCCCTCATCTTTACGAGTTCACTTGTACCTATTCTACCACAATTAACGGGTGTTCCAAGAGTATTGACCAACGTGAATGGCGATTCTGGACAGAATGATAACTTGACCAACGAAATTACAGATTTAGTAGTTAATTTAGAGACAGGAACGGAATATTTTCCCTCAGTCCTATATTTACCGACGGCGGAGTATAGATTGATTGATTTGCAAAGCAATTCCCCGCTTTACGGTATTCAAATTAGCGTGGCGTGGAAAGATGTTTACGGAATTACCCACGATTTCTATTTACAGAACGGGGCAAACTGTTCTCTGAAGATATTATTTAGAAAAAAAGATCAAGGAGTTTATTAAAACACTTTTAGGAAATAAAGCGATAAATACATTTTTTTTTATCTTTGCTATAATTATAAACGAAGATAAAATGGCGAGTGCTGATTTTGAGAAGATTTGCGTCCAAGACGACTTACTGTTGACCACGGACAAAGTTCGATATGCGGTATTTAAGGGAGCACAAAACATTACCCCCTCCCAATACAACGCTATTTCTACAAGTACTTCAAGTATTACCTATAATATTCAGTTGCCTTCGGAGAGCACGGTTTTTAGCAGACGCATTATGGTCGAGACGGATATGACTATTTCTTTTTCTGCGACACCTCTTGCTACTATGCCTGTCGGTCAGACCGTGGTTAATTTAGGATATGCCTCTTCAATTGGTGCTTTCCCTTTCCACTCGTGTTGCAACACGATTCAGGCAACTATCAACAACAACACCGTTTCTCAGAACCAGCGTGATATTCAGTTTCAGTTGCTTCGTTTTGGCGACCGCCGTGAAGTTGCTCGTTATAACAACGCTACTCCTACCCAGTATGACTCTTACTGGTCGTACACCGGTGCTCTTGGTGCTAACAACAACCCCAACGGCGCTTGGAACGACAACGCTTTAGATCAGGACTTTCAGGCGAGAGGTGGATTCCGTGTTATCC